GGTAAAAAAACTGAAAGTACATTTGTTGATGTAGATAAAGATGGTGTTGATGACAATCAAGATGTAGATCAAGTGAAGCAAGGAGTTAGCAACTTTGGTGGAATGGTAGATGAATTCTTCAGCAAGGCCAACAAGGATGAAACCGCCAGGGGTGGGATACAGACGGGATTAGTAGGTGATGCTATTGGACAAGGAATATCTGGAGCGTTTTCAAAAGATATGGCTAACTTCCAATCTGGTCTGTACAAAGATAATTCAAAGTTTGGTGCTGATCTTCAATATGACTTTGATGCCAAGACTCGTGCAGATGAGTTTGGGTATGGAATGAGGAGTTTAGATAAACAGTTCAACTTGCAAGATGAATTCCAGAACCGTCAGTTCGGTAGGAACATTGGAATGGAACAAGCACAAGGTGAGCAACGAAGAAAGGATCTCAAAGAAACAGGTGCCCAAGCTCGTGAAACCTATGACTTCCAAGACACCGTCGATGCACGGGGTGAAGAACGGGATCGTAGCCGTTCTAATCGTCTTGCCCGTAGTTTCTGATGACTACAAGTACATCTAACGCTAAAGCTGGAAAGGTATACACCAGTTATGTAGATCAGTGGCTTGACACGATCCCAGCTTCTGAATCAGAAGAGTTCAAAGAATTTGCTGAGGTCACTCCATCAATCATTGAAATTTGGGTATATGCAGGAATCCTGAGCTATCCAGGTACATTTAATGATATGGCCCGTTGGGTCAAAATGAAATTTAAAAAGCTAAATCGCCGTGAAATACTCAATAGCGAAATTGCTGCTCTCCACTCCGATATACAAGACCTACGAATGGCCATTACCTCGGGAGAGATCAAAGGTTCGGATGGTGCGGCACGCCTTGCTTCGCTTGAGAAGGAACTACGTTCGCACATTGAGACGTCTGATCGAATGAACCGTACAACAGACAAACGAGGCTTGATCCTTGCTGGTGCTGATCGTGTGATGCGTGAGATGGCCTCCATATTTAAAGATGATCCACATCTGGCTGAACCTATCGACAATGCGATTAATGCTGTATTCGCAAAGATCTACAGCGAGCTTAATTAATGAGCTATCTACCTCCTGTTCCACAGCTAGCTGAATTACCAGCTATTGAAGATACACAGACTTCTGGCCTGAGGTTACAGGGAACACTACCAAAGGCTCTACCTAAAATGCCTGACGGTAGTTCAGGTTCAGGTGTAAGAGCTGAAGAGGCTGCAATCTTCCTCCGTGATATGGGAATTTCGTATGGTGAAAGTAAAGCAAGGGAAGCAAGAGGAAGAGCTATAAGCAGGATAAAAGATAAAGCTGCTGACAGACAAGCAAAGGCATACGGTTTATCACGTAGGTAATTATTAGTTAGACTTTAGGAAAGGCTAACTTATGGCAATACCTAGCGCGTCATTAGCGTACAGACGAATAGCACTGATGACAGCTACAAAGGTAACTGTCAAACCACCAAGTGAAGATGTTTTAAAAGCAAGAGATAACTTCCAAGACTTTTGTAAGTTCATGGGAAAGCCTGCTGCAAAACATATGTTGGAGTGGCATGCAGAGCTATGTACTGGAGAAGATAGTGAGTGCCTAATCGGAATCGGAGGTCCAAACACTTCGATTCTTGCACCACGGGGTTCTGCCAAAAGTACTGTCCTTGGTTTGTTTGCAGCTTGGATGATTGGACGACATGCAGCTGCCAAGCAGATGCTACGGATCCTATACATCGCTTACATGGTGGACATCAGTCGTGCCAAGTCAGCAACGATTAAAGGAATACTGACAAGCAATAAATATCGAGAGATCTTCCCAATGGTAAGGCTCTCAAAAATAAAACGTTCGGATGAGTATTGGTCTATTGATTATGAGTTTGCAGGAATTGACACAGCAGGTGAAGAAGCTTTCACAATTGCGTGCGGTGGTCTCAAAGGTGCAATCACCTCTAAACGATCGCAGTTGGTGCTTATTGATGACCCTATCAAATCTGCCGCTTCGATCAACAACCCAGACATTCGCCGTGAGATGGAGCAGACGTGGTCTAACGTTATCGCACCAACGATGTTCCAAGGTGCACGGGCTATCTGTTTGGGAACCCGCTTCCACTATGACGATATTCACGCCACGTTATTCGTTCCAAAAAACAAGTGGAAACAGATTGTTCAGCGAGCAGTCATAACAGACGCAGACGGCAAGCAAAGATCATATTGGCCAGAGTTCTGGTCTATGAAATACCTAAATGAACGTAAGACGGAAGATCGTGTTGCCTTTGCATATCAGTATCTAAACACTGCAGTCAAGTCAACTGATGTAGGCATCTCTCCTGAGCTAATCATTAAAGGAGAAGTACCTGAGGATTACGACTGTCTGGGTGTAGGAATTGACCTTAGTGCTGGATTAAAAGAGAAGAATGACTGGACTGTCATGACTCTCGGTGGAATCAAAGAAGGCAAAATTTACATGATTGATCAACGGCGTGCTCGCACGATGGGCAATCTCGATAAGATGGATCTGCTCTGCCAAATGCTTGCTGATTGGAATATTGTTCTTGAGAATGACGAAGGTCAATTCTTTCCAACAATGTCGCCGTGCATAATATGGCCTGAAGCCGTTGCTTATCAAAACTCATTTGAGGGTGACTTTAAAAGAATAATTCTCGAACAGCGTGCGTTGTATAACTTATCTGTATCACCAGTCAAAGGATTTAAAGGAGACAAACTTGCAAGGCTTCGTGGTGTACTTGGTTTATATGAACACAAAAAAGTTGTTTGGAACAAGTGGCGTAAATGGGATGTACTTGAAGAAGAGCTACTAAACTTTGGACATTCACCACATGATGACGCTGTAGATTCAATGGTACTAACTATGGGTGGACTACTAAGAAGGGGAAGTTTGCAGATGGACTACAATAGTGACAGCTTTAATTTATAAATAGTAAGATGGCTCGTAAAGCAGGGGAAGCTCTTCGTGGGTTTAAGGATTACTTAGCTGATTATGACCTTAAAGCACGAGGCGCTGGATCAGATAAAAAGAAAGGACCTGTGTCTAGATTTAGTGGTTTAGATGTACGACATGTATTTGATAATCGTGGAGAAGGTGTATCTGAGTCTGATGGTGCAAAAGCAGTATTGAGCTATTACGATAAAATCAAAGACACGACTAAAACTGGTGGTGGCACAGAAGCTGCTTTAGATAAGCTTCGTGGATATGTAAAAGAAGATAAGCCTGATACCACTGATACCACTCCAGAACCAAATCCTGGTCCTGGATCATCTAGTGCTGGAAATGCAAACGCTGGTGACAACTCTATTGCATCTCCTATTTCACAATCCAATCCAATCAGTATCGATGGTGATAGCAATCAAGTAAATCAAGATAACTCAATCAGGCAAACACAGAACTACGATTACTCTGTTGATAACAGTAAGGTTTTGAACGATAACTCTTATCGTAGTTATGGTGCTGATGGTGGTGGCGGTAAATATGGTGGTGCTGATGACAGCCCTGCTGCTGCTGCACGCTTCATGGATATGTACATTGATTCAAACAAATTGAATCAGCGTTCAATGCGTAATGACTTTGAATTCTATAGTAATAATGATTACAGTGCAAACGATCGCTTCGGTGCACAAAAACGTGAAAAAGGATTGAATAAATCAATTAAAGAAACAAGGGATCGTTCAAATAAAATGCAACAAGCTCTATTTGGTGGGAGAAGTCCATTTGACTTCAATTATGTAAATCCAGAAGCACCTGATCCTATTAAGTCTAATGCTGAGGAGATTTACAAACAAGCAAGGAAGGATATCAAGTAGTATAAAACTAATGAACAGCATGAAATATTGAAATGAATTCAATCAATAGCGAATTTCAACAAATACTACTTGCAGCAAAAGAACGACGTGGGGATTTATCTGTAGACACAATGATTGTGTCATCTCATCTTGCACAGATGAGGACATTTATGCTGCGTAGAGGCATTGAGTTCTATTCAGAGCAGGATTCCTTTGGCAAACGACGTGAATTTCTAGCAAAGCTCGCTCAAGAGAACATGCTAGAGATGAAGTTCGAGAGTATTGTTGATTACTTCCTATGTGATGGACAAGGTCTCTTTTATTTTCGTCCAGCAGGTGAAAGTTATCAAATTCTTTACTTCCCTAAGGACAGCTATAGAGCATATCGCGATCAAGCTGGAGATCTTGAGTCATTAGTACTGGTTTATTCCTTCAATGTTCAGCAAACCATTGGACTAGCTGACAATCTGCCAGGTTCAAATGGATCGAACGGTAAAAAGAAGTGGATTCAACTCAAGGTCTATAAGGATCGCATTGAGCAAACGATCTCAGACGAGAAGATTGAGTTCTCTAATCAGATGGGTGCAATGCCCTTCAAGATGCCTGGTCAAACAGAAGTTTTGACCAACAGTCTTGGATTTATCCCTGCAGTTGAAGTGTTTAATCACATGGACTGCACAGGCGAAGCTACAGGTAATGGAGAATTCGACTGGTTAGCTCATCAGATTCTGTATCACGATGAATTAGTAAGAAACATCCGTAAGAACATGAAGTTCTTTGGAAATCCAACACTTATTTCAAGTCGTCCACGTCACGACATCCTTGATAGTGGAGATGACAATAGTTTCCGACCTACGATTAGCTCACAAGCAGGATTTGCTCCAATTGGTGGCACAGGTCGTGCTAGTACACGTGTAAGTCAACCATTTGGTGCCGGAACTCTTGATGGACAAATCAAAGTTCCACGGGTTATTGCAAACCTAGAGCCAACTGACCGTGTTGGATATATGACCCCTGATAGTGTTTCAGGTGACCAGAATTTATACGTCAAACAGTACCGATCAGAAATTCGCCTTGCTCTTGGTGGGGTTGATGACATTGACATCAACACAGCTGCAACAGCATACGAAATCAAAACACTATATGGACGTGTAGCAGCAACTGCTGAGAAAAAAGCAAGAGCGTTATTTACATACGGCTTATGTTCTCTGTTCTCAATGATGATTTATGCAGAGGAGCGTAACTTCAACGAGTCATTTGCTCAAGCTATTGGGTTGACTGAACCAGAACTTCCATTGCCAGAAGATTTTGAAGATGAGAAAGAATACAACAATGCTTTCGGTAAATATCAGAAGGAATACCAGAAGTTCCTTGAAAAACGTAATAAAGAGATGCGTGCTAAACTAGACGCAGGTGAGATACCCCCTGGTGTAACTGGCCTTGTCCCTGACGGGGCAACCAAAGTCAGTTGGCGTTGGATGGGAGAAGTCTTTGAAGAAAGTACTGAAGATCTGCTAAATAACAGTATCGTCGTACGTAACCTTCAAGAATTGGGAGTTGATTCTATTGAGGCTCTCAAATACTTATTCCCTGGAAAAACTGATGAAGAGAGAGCTGCAATGTTAAGTGGCTTCCCCTTCAGAATGGTCCAGCAAACACAAAGCAGTATCAATAGTTTTATCAGTTTACTTGGGCAGTTCTATCAATTGCCTCATCCACAGATGCCAGACATGCCTTTGGCTTCTGACCCGAACCTTGACATGACAGGGTTCTTATATCGATCTTTAGAATTCTTACGTAAGGAGTTAAGTTACAGTGGAAGTTACAAGCCAGCAAGCACCAGCAGTATCCCCGACGAACTCAGCAGCGCCGACCAACTACGTGCCCAGCGCGGCGAGCCAGTACGCGACGAACCAGTACCAAACCTCCCCGGCATCAATGGGGCAACCAGTGGCACCCCAGGCACCGGCTTACCAGGCATCGGCCCCGGCCCCGCAGCCTTCGGCTCCAACTCAGGGCAATCCATGGCAGCAGGCGTTCCAGGCGCTCAGCGCAAGCCTGAATACGTCCAGCCCCTCCCAGGCCCAGGTTTCACCCTCGGCATACCAGACAACGCCGACGCCTCAGGCAACTACTCAACCCAGTTGGGCTTCAATGGCCCCACAGGTTCAGCAGATTTCGCAGCCCCAAGCTTCAACCCAGAGCTATACGGAATCCGACGTCAGCAACCTGGTGCAGCAGGCGGTGCAGCACGGAGCAAGTCAGGCTCAGGATCAGTACCTAAGCGGAATCAGCGGAGAAAGTCTTGAGGTTCTTGAGCACTTTGGTGCTGAAGCCCCTGCTCTCCTGAACACCTATGCCTGTGCAGTTGAAGATGCTCTGATCGAGCAAGTCCAACGCGGCAACAATGTCCTCAGTGCATTCGAAGCTTCCAGCGAGGAGAACGGTGCAATGAACCTGATGCTCACCAACCCTGATGTGTTGGCTGATTACGTCAATGAGTTCTTTGGTCCACAGGGTCCTTACCCAACCGAGACCGCTGATGAGACTCAAGTCCGTCAGCAGCAAGAAGCTCGTGCACAGTTCGAAGCTGAGATCCAAGCTCAAGAGCAAGGACAAGTCCCACAGAACTTCCAGCGTCCTCAAATGGACATGCCTACCCCTGGCCGTCAGGTCAACCAGGCAAATGACTTCTGGGGCTCTTTCAGCGAAATGATGGATAGCTCCCCTGAGAACGCATGGCGCTACCTCTCACAGGCTCCTCAAGGTGCCCTGCAAGCTAAGGCTCTTATTCAAGACATGTAATGGGTTACTACAACTCTGGCAGACGAGCGAGAGAACTAGGCATCGGCTCTTCGGGGTCGTTGCCTTCTAATCCTGACTTGGAATATGTATTTCACGACAGGGATCTCACGCCCCAAGTTTTAGAAAAAATCTTAGGACGTAAGCCAACGTCAGAGGATGTAGCAATGGCACGTGAGATTGCATCACGTCCTGAAAACCAAAACCTTGATACTTTTGTAAAAGAGTTACTCAAAGAGGGTGGTAATTATGCCCTCAAACAAGAAAATCAGAAGCGAATGGCAGGCGAGGTCCTAGCTGGTGCTGGTGGCCTTGCTGCTTTATTGGCGGCAGGTGATTACGTAGATGGTCCTGAACAAGGACGTATTTAATTTACGTACAATATAAGTAACAGAATTAAGCTAATTGTAGAAATGATGTACTCCAACGACATGGAAGCTGCTGGTTATCAGCAAAAAATGCAGATGCAGCAACTAGCTAGTAATGCAGGTCAGCAAGCTATTACCAATGAAACCCAAGGACGTGTAGCCATGGAAGGCATGGAACGTGTTAATGGTCTTAGTGCTGCACAAAAGACTAATGATTTGTTTAGAACTTCAGAAGCTTTAATGCTTACTGCCATGAACAGTGGTGAAAAATTGAAAGAGATGGCAGATCCTAATGTTATTGGTGCCGTTAGTCGCTCACTTGCAGAGCAAAGTCGTCTGAAAGGAATGATGTCTTAATAAGAAATTACTAGTGTTGATAGAATAAATAAAGGTTATTGATGTAGCTAAGTGAATAACAGAAAAGCGGGTGATTACGCAAATGATCCTGAAATTTTTCAGGCAATATGGAAACATCTGAAATCTGATGGTGTCGAAGATCAAGCTGCAAATCAGATGGCAGCTGAGATGATTCACCATGGTGAAGACTTCGAAAGTTCTATCGAACAGTATGAGCGAAACCTAACTAACTACAAAGAGAAAGGATATAACGAGCATGCTGCACAAGCTATGGCAGTTGAATCACTAGAGTCTGGCGATAATCCTGGTGAAAGTATTAGGTTTGCAGGAATCTATAGTTGATAAATAGCATTTAGG